TGTTGTTTATTACTTTTAACTACCCACAAGGTTTTGGTGACGAAACAGGTAATGTGGTTTTATCAAAAACTGATACGTTTACTGGTATCTATAAAGTAAAATCAGTTGAACATAATTTCTCTGGTGGTATTTTCAAGCAAACTATTACAGCAAATAGATTGCCACTTATTCAAGTATTAGACGCAATGGGTTCTATGGGAACTATGGAGGTTAAGAAATGACAAAAGCAGCATATCGGAATGAACCGGATTTTAATCGCCCTGTAGAATCTAAAATTTATATTGGTATCGTAAAAAATGTAATCGATAATCAAAAAATGGGTAGATTGGAAGTTTTCATTCCCGAATTAGGAGGTGAACAAAACGATAGAAGTAGATGGTATGTGGTTGGTTATGCTAGTCCATTTGCAGGTGCTTCTAATATTGAAGCAAACGTCTCTGGTTCCGGTAATATGGCCGGTACTCAAACAAGTTATGGATGGTGGGCTGTACCACCTGATATTAACAACGAAGTACTGGTTACATTTGCTGGTGGAGAACAAGTAAAAGGATTCTGGTTTGCCTGTCTATACCAACAAAACATGAATCATATGGTTCCAGAAGTGGCAAGTAATACTTCAAATCAAGGTGGAGAACAAGGTATCTTGCCACCAGTGACTGAATATAACAAGAAAGATAGGAGCATATCGCCTAATGCTCCTACTAGACCTAGATTCGAGCCATTACATAATGCATTTACTCAACAAGGTCTATATGCCGACTTTCAAAGAGGGCCATCATCAACTTCTGCCAGAAGAGAAACACCTAGTCGTGTAATGGGGATGTTATCACCCAGAGGACATTCTTTTTCTATTGATGATAATGTATTGGATGAACATATTAGATTTAGGACTCGTTCTGGTGCTAGTATTACTATCAATGACACAACTGGTTTTATATATTTCATTACACCTAGAGGAAATTCATGGATAGAACTTTCTGATATTGGTATCGATATGTACACCAAAGGTTCATACTCGGTTCGTTCAGAGTTAGATATTAACATGAGGGCCGATAGAAATATTGTACTAGATGCTGGTCAAAATATAATAGCAACTGCTTCTGGTAATATGACTATGCAAGTGGGAAGTGCTTTTGGTCTTACTGGTGAGATTATTCAAGTTGCTGGTGATTTGATTAGTCAAAAAGCATCAACCATTTACAGAGATGGTATGATTTATGATAACATGGGTGGTTCTGGTGATCCGGCCAAACCTCAGTTCTTTGCAAGAACGGATAAAACAGGTGAAGTTATTTCTTCGGTTAGTAGAATGCCAACACACGAACCATTTGATGGTCATCCTAGAAATGATAATTTAACTCCACCTATTGGTGATGCGAATGGCGCTTCGGTTGATATTACCGGATTAGGTGAGCAAAGAACGGATGTTCCTTGGAATGAGGCGAGAACTTCTCAAGAACAAACTGTCGAACAAACAACGGGAGAAGGAGAACATGTCGAAGTTCCATATGATGCAAATGCAGATTCTAAAAAAATCAATATAGGCGCTTATACTATCACGGAAGCAGTTCTAGCTGCTATCAGAAGAGCATCAGAAGTTTCTGGTGTTGATTTCGGTTTCATGATGGCAATGGCCGCAAAGGAAAGTACATTTAACCCGAACGCAATTCCTATAAACAGAAAAACAGGTAAAGTATTATCCTCTGCCAAAGGATTGTATCAAATAATTGATAGAACTTGGGAAAATTTGTATGCTACTTACGGAGCAAAATATGGTATAAAAAAGGATAGGTTCGATCCTTATGCTAATGCTCTAATGGCTGCTTTTTTAACAAGAGAAAATGATTTGGCACTTAAAAGATACAAAGTCGAAAACAGAGGGCCAACCGAGTGGTACATGGCACACTTTATGGGGCCATACCCAGCATCAGTTGTTCTTAGAGGAAACCAAAATGCAACTGGTGTTAGTGTAGCAGGAACCGATGCAGCAAATGCTAATAAGTGGGTTTTTTACGACAAAGCCGGAAATGCAAAAACAGTAAGGGCAATTGTAGATTCTTTTAGAAAATATATTGAACCTCGAACTATCGCATTTCGGGATATTTAAAATAAAAGGGACTCTTAAAAGAGTCCCTTTTATTATATCAATCTATATTTTATATTATATGTTTGATTTGATGTTGGTATAATAATTATGTTTTCGTTTGTGTACTCTGCATGATATTCACTACTGGGCAAATCAGCCCAAGTACTTCCATTTGATTGATCAAATGATTCGAAATAATTTATAATTGGTAAGTTTCTTTCATACCCACCAAAAACATAAAACAAATTACCTAAGCAGAAGTTTATATTTTTTGCTCTACCGGGTTTTGAATTTATAAGAATTTCCACAGTATTATCTGGTTTGAAAATGAACATCGAATCACCGTCACCACCATCTCCATACTTATATATATTATTATTTTCATCAATGGCTATAACAATTTCTAAATTATTATCTGGCGTATTGCCTATATTTCCCCAAGTATCGGTCAAGGGATCATATTCTTTAACATCCGTTGAACCACCAACAAAAACTACAAGTTTACCATTTCTTACTATTCCGGAAGAACCAACACTATATGGGCTATCTGTTTTCATTTCCCAACTGTTTGTTACGGGATCATACTCCCATAATTCATTTGCGTCTTCTGGTACATCAGTTTCGCCGCCATACATATAAATTTTACCACCTATTTCCCCCATAATCATACCCGATCTTTCACTTGGTACTAGTGTAGGAGCTGGTACTAACTCCCAAGTATCATCATTTAACGAATACTTATATAAGGCATTCGACGCACTAATGGTGCTTGGATCAGGGTCAGGAAAATACCCACCAAATACATATACATAATCACCAATTGTTACTTGACCATGACTTGATAATTTTTCTGGAAGATTAGCCAACTGTGTCCATTCAAATACGTCAGGTGAGGTCTCAACATATGACCATACTTCATCATAAAATATTTCAGAACCATTGGTGAAATTTCCACCAGTGATAATAACACCATTATTAATATAAGATATTCCACTTTCCGATCTAGGGGCAGGACTTCCAACAGTAAGATTGTTCCAAACACCGGAACTTGATTTATATCTTAAAACTAATTGAGCAATTGTAATATCACCATCGTATTCAGTATTAGGAATTGTTAAAATATTATTCGGAGCTAAAATAAATTCATCTGATTTGTAAATCTTTAGATTTAACTTGTCTTCGGCGTCCATTTCAACACCGGTTCCGATCTTTATACCACCCAATATATTAGCAGTTGCGGTAGGTAACTGATATGGATCGGGTAATCCAAATAAATCAGAATATTGGTTTGTTCTACCAACTTCTGATATATCTCCTAGTCTAATAAAACCAGTGGAGTTTGTAAGATCGCCAGTATCGGTTAATGCATTTTCCAATGTACCATTTACACTAACACTTAGTCCATAGCCGACTCTGATAATACCGGGTGTTGTCGTTGTTGCAAAAGGTACAGTTTCAGAAATATGCGCCCATTCTACTCCTTCATCTTCACCTAGAAAAGTCAATACATCACCAACCTCTGATGGTATTCCAATTAACCGAATAGTATTATTTTGTCCACCCACCATCATTCGATGTTCAGCAATAGACGATACTCCCGTCCCTCCTTTTGCTACTGGCACAATACCACTCATGTTTTGAAGAACAAGATTATTTTCATTAACATTAATGGTTATTGTACCATTTGATGTTATTGGCGAGCCGCTTATTGCCAATTTATTATTGGAAGATGTAACTCCTACTGACGTGACCGTACCCTCTGTTCCGGCAGGAATGTTAATCAAATCATTATAATCTCCAGTAGTTGCAACAGTAGCCAGATTGGGGGCAGCTATCAAATCAGAATAAAGACCAGATGTTGCCACCGATGACAATACTGGTTTATTGAGTAGATCGGAATACAAACCAGTTGTTGCAACTACTGCCAAACCCGGTAATGGCATACTATCCATATTAACATATTCCAAACCATTACCAGCAGCATTGACTACTAGTATTTGATTTGGTTGACCAATGTTAGTTAAACCGGTTCCTCCTTTGTTGTATCCGAGTACGCCACTTAATGTATTGATTCCAACAACTGACGGTACGAAATTTAAAATAACTTCCCCGGTATTAGTAATTGTTGTATCACCAGTGACATCAATAGCACTGCTATTAGATGATACTTTAACAGATTTAACAGTACCATCTTTCAAATCAACCGTTTGCCAAACCATTCCAGTTCCGTTCGATCTTAGAAATTGACCAACGGTTCCTGTGTTAGTTAACCCCGTGCCTCCCTTATTAACACCCAAAGTTCCAGATAATTGATTAATAGGAATATTTGTATGTAATAAATCAAGTCCCAATGAATCGTTAGAATAATCCACATAACCTTGATTCACTGACAGGTAAGGAGAATTGCTAGATACTGCAAATCCATCAAAATTATTTCTAGTTTCCCATTTTATTGTATTACCATCTGCCACTAGTTCATATGAACCAGAAGCCGGTTGAGGTAAAATTTTAAATGTATTATTGTTATCACCAATAACTAACGAGCCAGTTGGTACAACACTCAATCCAGTTCCGCCTTTGGTTGCAGATAATACACCAGTCAATGAACCAATATCAATAAAGTTTCTTTTTAATTCTAGTCTGAATTCTTTATCCCCATTTGCTTGCACGATTCTACTAACCGAGATAGCAGAGTCTTGAGAAACAACTTCGGTTGATATTTGATTAGGAGCGGGTGGTAAAGCTCCCCAAGAATATTGTCCATTTTTGAATGACAAATATTGATTATTTGCAGTAGGTAAAGAAATAGCCTGTAGTGGCGCATTGCCATTACCAACCAATAAAGCATTATTATTAAAAGAAACTCTACCAGTTCCTCCTTGACCAACCGATAAAACACCGGGTAAAACTTCTAAGTTGGGGGTAGAAGAGTTAGCTGGTGATGATATTATTAAACTATCCTTATCACCTGATATGGTGACACCTTCTCCTGCAATCAATGATCTGAAGTCTAGTAAGAAGTTTATATTACCAGAAGTTCCAGAATATATTCCATGTCCTTCTCCTAAGTTTCGACCACTGACTGAAATCTTTGCAGGTGACGGTGATGGATCGTATATTTCCTGTGAAGGTTCTACCGGGGTAACTCCGAAAATAATATTTCCAGTTTCCGGTTCTATTCTAGCCATGTCTATTTTAGGCATGTCAATACTCCCTTTGTAAATTATTTCATATAACCATATTTAGAGTTTTATGTATTATAATTTCGTTGTTTTCTTACAACTTAGGGTTTTTTATTATTGACAAGTCAAGACCCGCTTGCTACACTAATCGTGTAGCGATTAGTTAATAAAAGATAAATTATTACTTCAAGACAACTACTTCACTTCTACTAAAACAACTGATTTGAAAAACGGAACACAAGAAATCAACTGAGTAAACAGAAGGACGTTGAGTGGTAACGAAACGTCCTGATGTTCACGCAAGATGATTTCGATGTGGTCTCGGTCAATTGTCTGTTGAGCGAAAGCCGAAACAGCAATTGTAACCGACTTATAATTATTCATCTCTTGACAAATAATCTTTCTTTTTGGCTTTTGCTGATAGCTGTATCTGTTAGATGTGTCTTTACTAATGGATTCTTTCTCTTCGTTCAAGAATCAGGTACTGCGTCATTCACTTCGTTAATTCCTCAGTACCTTCTTTCATTTCTTCGTTTCACTCAGAAAAATTATTCACTTCGTTCATAATTTGTTCTTCGTAAAACTCAAAATGAGTTTTTCTTTATTGGTTGTTTAATTCATTGATTAATTAATTATTGTATTATTAAAAAGAGATATTAATAGGTGTTCCAAAACAAA